CGCTACTGGTACTCAAGGCGCTACAGGTACTCAAGGCGCTACAGGTACTCAAGGCGCTACAGGTACACAAGGCGCTACAGGTACTCAAGGCGCTACAGGTACTCAAGGCGCTACAGGTACTCAAGGCGCTACAGGTACACAAGGTACTATAGGTACTCGTGCTGGTCAGCCTTACACATTTAGCACTACAACTGCTGCAGCGGACCCAGGTACTGGTGTTATACGCTACAACAACGCTACAATTGGATCTGTAACAGCTTTATACGTTGATGATGTTGATAACAACTCCGTATCTCAAACTACATGGTTAGATAGTTGGGATGATAGCACATCTACGGCGTTACGTGGCACAATCACTATTAAAAATGCAGCTGGTACAACTATAAACGTATTCAGTGTAACAGGCGCTGTAACTAACAGCACTGGTTACAGAACTGTAACTGTTACTTACGTAAGTGGTTCTTTACCTACTAACGCTGAAGTTATATTCGTAGAGTTCACCCGCACAGGTAACTTAGGTACTCAAGGCGCTACAGGTACTCAAGGCGCTACAGGTACTCAAGGTGCTACAGGTACACAAGGCGCTACAGGTACTCAAGGCGCTACAGGTACTCAAGGCGCTACAGGTACTCAAGGCGCTACAGGTACTCAAGGCGCTACAGGTACTCAAGGTACTATAGGTACTCGTGCTGGTCAGCCTTACACATTTAGCACTACAACTGCTGCAGCGGACCCAGGTACTGGTGTTATACGCTACAACAACGCTACAATTGGATCTGTAACAGCTTTATACGTTGATGATGTTGATAACAACTCCGTATCTCAAACTACATGGTTAGATAGTTGGGATGATAGCACATCTACGGCGTTACGTGGCACAATCACTATTAAAAATGCAGCTGGTACAACTATAAACGTATTCAGTGTAACAGGCGCTGTAACTAACAGCACTGGTTACAGAACTGTAACTGTTACTTACGTAAGTGGTTCTTTACCTACTAACGCTGAAGTTATATTCGTAGAGTTCACCCGTACAGGTAACCTAGGTACTCAAGGTGCTACTGGTACTCAAGGTGCTACCGGAACTCAGGGAACTACGGGCGCTCAAGGTGCTACCGGAACTCAAGGTGCTACCGGAACTCAAGGTGCTACAGGTACTCAAGGTGCTACAGGTACTCAAGGTGCTACAGGTACTCAAGGTGCTACAGGTACTCAAGGTGCTACAGGTACTCAAGGTGCTACTGGTACTCAAGGTGCTACTGGTCCACAAGGCACAACAGGCGGTTTTACCACTAGCTCTAATGCTCAGGTTAACAGCTTAGGTGTTAACACTGCTGCTTCCGGTACTGCTGGAGAAATTAGAGCAACAGGTAATATCACAGCTTACTATTCTGACGAGAGATTAAAGGATAGAAAAGAGAATATACATGATGCCCTTAATAAGGTACTAGCTTTAAGTGGTTTCTACTTTACTCCTAACCAAATAGCCCAGGAGTTGGGTTATCTGTTTAAAGAGGAGGTTGGAGTTTCGGCGCAAGAAGTTCAAGCCGTACTTCCTGAAATTGTAGTTCCAGCTCCTATAGACCCTAAATATTTAACGGTATACTACGATAAACTTATACCGCTAATAATTGAAGCAATTAAAGAGCTTACAGAGAGACACGGGAAGGAACTCTCGGAGCTAAGAGCTATTATAGAAGAGCTACGCAGAAGAGGCTAATATGACATTACCAGCATCAGGCGCTATTGATCTTGCGGCTATTCGTAATGAATTTAAGGCCTCTTCTGGAGCTGCTTCCATGGATGAGTTCTACAGATCGGGCACCTACGTGCCCCCTCTTACAGCTAATGCTGGTATCCCCATTTCTGGTGCTATACAGATGGATGATTTCTATTCCGCCACTATATCTACTGACATGGACGCAACGTATGACGCATCGTGGATTAGTATAACAAATACAGACACGGGGGTAACACTTGAGGTGCACCCAGATGGGGCTATAGTTAGCAGTGGGTACGGCGATGGCGGAGCTGTGAGTAGCTTCTCTGATACTTGGGTAGCTGCGTCCGCAAACCCAGGAGCTTGGTATGAGCTGTATATATCTGTGTCTAGTGGAAACACCCCAACTGGAGACTCCCTCAACACCTGGATTGCTTTAACTTCAATACGTTATTATTCTTTAGATATAGCTTCTGGACCAGACTCTAAAAGCTGTACGCTTAGTGTAAAAATTAGGCATAAATACATAACTAGTTCAGAAGAAACTACAACAGTAACGCTGAGCTGTAGCTCTAGTAAATAAAGGTCATTATGTCTATAATGGATACTATAATAAATCAACAAATAGCAAATAATAGAACAATGGACTGCCCCATGGTACTATTGGCTCAATCTTATAAATTACAGGCTGACGCGGTTAATAACCCAGATAGAAAATTTGATATAGAAAATGAGTTTAGAAATGCTTTGATTAATTTACCAGAGTATACTTATACACATTCTTTAGCAGCTTTAGGCTATTTCTTTAAAAATGAAAACACCTACTCTAAAGCCCAAAAAGATGAAATAGTGCAAACTTATCTGGGCCATATTATGAACAGTATAACACCAGAAAATGCTGTAGTTATTAAAAGTTTTTTAAGGTCGCTTCTACCAACTGAAAAAAGACCTGGAAAACTAAGCGGATACCCCGCCCTAGAATTATCTATGCAAAATAGGATCAAAGAACTCTAATGAAAATATCTAGGCTAGACGTAGTAACAAATAAAATAGTAGACTTGAGTTTCGAGCCTAACAGGTTCCTTAAACTCAATGTTGATCGATATTTGCAGGAGCTGGGCGTAATTCCAGTAGACCCTCAGATAGCGATCATAAATGCTATTAACAACCCTAAATATCGTTTCGTATGCGCAGCCATCTCTAGACGTCTTGGTAAAACATACATTGCGAATATTATCGGTCAGCTTGTTACTCTAGTGCCTGGAAGCAACGTTCTTATCATGTCTCCTAACTATCGTCTATCACAAATCTCATTCGATCTTCAGCGTCAGCTGATTAAACACTTTGGTCTAGAAGTCACGCGAGATAACGCGAAAGACTCGATCATCGAACTTTCAAACGGATCGACCATTCGTATGGGTTCTATCAACCAGGTTGATTCCGTAGTTGGTCGCTCCTACGACCTAATCATTTTCGACGAGGCTGCTCTTACCGATGAAGGCGAGAACGCCTTTAACATCGCGCTTCGTCCTACACTAGACAAACCTAACAGCAAAGCTCTGTTCATCTCCACTCCTCGTGGTAAGAACAACTGGTTCGCTAAGTTCTATGATCGTGGCTTCTCTGCGGATTTCCCAGAGTGGTGCTCTGTACATGCAACTTGGCATGACAACCCTCGTATTGATAAACGAGACATTGAGGAAGCTATGCGTACTATGTCCGCCGCTGAATTCAAACAGGAATACGAAGCAGACTTCAGCACATACGAAGGCCGTATTTGGGACTTCAATTTCGATACTCAGGTACAGGATCTATCTGCCCTAGATATAAGCGGCATGGATATCTTTGCAGGACTCGACGCTGGTTATAGAGACCCTACAGCTCTTGCTGTATTTGCATACGACCATAAAACAGATTTATACTACTTAATAGCTGAATACTCTAACCAAGAGAAAACCACTGAAAAGCACGCGAAAGCTATTCAATATTATATAGATAAGTATAATATGGATATGATCTTCGTCGACTCCGCTGCCCAGCAGTTCCGAGCCGACTTAGCGGGTGAACACGGTATTTCTACAATCGACGCTAAAAAATCGGTCTTAGATGGAATCGCCCACGTCGGGGCAATTATAGATAACAACAAACTTGTAGTTGATCAACGCTGCGTAGAGTGCCTAAAGTCACTAGAAGCTTACCGTTGGGATCCTAACCCAGGTCTATTGAAAGAGAAGCCATTACATACGTGGGCATCCCACTTAGCCGACGCTATACGTTACGGCCTATATTCTTATGTCAATAACTTCACCGGCTTCTAACAATATCCCACTTGGTAAAAATTTTTCTTGACTATGGAATGTATTCGCGATATTATTATTGTAACATAAAAGGAATGTATGGCAGACGAACTAAAAAGATATAGCGTAAAATACATTCGAGATGGAGCTAAATCAGCTTATAAGAAGGACGACCACTGTCACATATGTGAAGTTGGAGAGGACCTTCAGCTACACCACTTTACGGGCCTCGCAGACTTGTGGGCTATGTGGTGTCGTAAAAATAAGATTAAGATCGAAACTGTAGACGATGTGATGGAACATCGGGACTACTTTATAGCTCAACATAACGATGAATTATACCACGACGTGGTAACCCTGTGTAAACCGCATCACGCGGATTTGCATCAAATGTTTGGTAAAGCGCCAGCAATTGGCAGTTCCAAGGCTCAGGCAAAATGGATTGAAGTTAAGAGGAGAAAATGGCTAGAGAAGAATCGATCTTAAAAACGTTCACTAGCATGTTTACTCCTCGTGTGGTAGAGAAACTAAATCCAGGTCAACGTTATATAGCTCAACAAGAGAGCACAAATGTAGACCCAGCTCCTAATAATTATTACACATACTACGAACAACTAGGTGTAGTTAACCGCGCAGTAAACATGGTAGTTGACGCGGCTTCCCAGATTGATATTATCGTAGATGATGACAGACTTGGGCAGGACATGCCAGTAGCTAAAGGCACTAAAAAAGCTCGTGTTGAAAAGCTGCTGAATTCTGAGCCCAACCCATTTCAAGATATTTCTACATTTCGCAGACTTATCTATACAGATCTTATAATAGACGGTAACGCTTTTATTTATTTTGATGGCGTACACCTTTACCACCTACCCGCTCACTTAGTATCCATTTTAACCGATCCTAGGGTCTATATAAAAGGGTACAAGATGGGGGAAATTAACTACACCGCCGATGAAGTTATACATATTAAAGATAACTCTATTCGTGGCGTGTACAGAGGTGTATCAAGGTTAAGCTCCGCTAAAAGCTCTATGGTTCTTTTATGGCGCATGATTAAGTATCAGGATAAGTTCTTTGAGAATGGCGCAATTCCTGGTCTTATATTAAAGTCCCCAAATTCTTTAAGCGAGAAGCTAAAAGAGAAGATGATAGAGAGCTGGTTAAATGCCTACTCGCCAAATAATGGAGGCAAGCGTCCTCTTATTCTGGACGGGGGTATGGAGCTAGACAGACTTAGTAACACTAACTTTAAGGAATTAGACTTCGAAGTAAGTATTATTAAACAAGAACATGCGGTACTTAAAACACTCGGTATCCCTCCTATTCTTCTTGACGGTGGTAATAATGCTAATATTAGACCTAACCAAAGGCTCTTTTATATAGAAACAGTTATCCCTCTAGTAGATAAGGTTATGAGAGGATACGAACGATTTTTTGGTTGGGAACTAATCCCTGACAACGATATACCAGGATTACAACCAGAACTACAAGAACAAGCAAATTATGCTGTAGCTCTTGTTAACGGTGGAGTAATTACTCCAAATGAAGCTAGAAAGACTCTGGCGTTCGAAGAATCTGACGATCCGGAAATGGATAAAGTCAGAGTTCCAGTTAACGTAGCTGGCTCAGCAGCAGACCCTAGCCAAGGTGGAAGACCGCCTAAGAAAGAACCCTAATGAATAGACCTGCCGCAGTCGCAAGAGACGTAGCACAATTTCTATTGAGCAACCACATTGATCCACTAGAGATTACAGCTGCTCAGTACGATGCTTTAAACCCTCCTTACCGAGCTGTTAGAATGAAGATTTATTTCCTTACTTTTGGCCGCGCAATGAAGATTGTAGCCCGCCATATGGAAAGGCTAAAGATCAACGCGACAAAAACGTCCGTTGCGCCAGAAGTGGCAAAGACTCCTAAACGAACAGGGGCTAAGGCTGTAAATGAAGTATAAAGTATACACAGTCCTGTCCGAGATCAAGTCTATGTCCAAAGGCAAGGATACTATTACTGTTACAGGTATGGCTTCCACTTCTGACGTAGATCGAGTTGGAGACGTAATTGTCCCAGATGCTTGGACAAAAGGTGGTTTGGATAACTACACTAAAAATCCGATAATCCTATTTAACCACAACTACAACAATCCTATTGGAAAAGGTACTGAGTTTAAAGTAACAGACAAAGGGCTCGAGATCACAGCTGAAATCAGCAAAGCAGATCCCCGTGTCGCTACTCTAGTAGAGCAAGGTATTCTAAAAACTTTCTCAGTAGGATTTAGAGTAAAAGACGCCGACTATATGGAAGAAACCGGCGGACTAAAAATTACGGACGCAGAGTTAATCGAAGTGTCTATTGTTTCTATCCCAGCCAACCAATCGGCTGTTTTCGAAGTAGTCAAGTCTTATAATTCACAAGAATTTGACGAGTTTAAGAAAGGGCTCACTGTGCCCACCCTACCCGACACGGGTAATCAAGAGGCACTGCCCTCTTCTAAGGAAAATAACACTATGGATAAAGAAGAAATGAAGAAGTTTCTAGAAGAAATTTCTAAAAATGCAGCGACCGCTGCTACAGCTGCTGCAAAAATGGCCGTTGCTGAAGAAGCTGCTGCTCGCAAGAAAGCAGAGGATGACGACGCTGCTCTTAAAGCTAAAGAAGCTGCAAATCTTGAAGTCGCTGTAAAAGCAGGCGCATCAGGTGCAGAAAAGCTTCTAGAAGAAGTTAAGAAAACTTTCGCTGACAAGTCAGCAGCAACAGACGAGAAGATCGCAAGCCTAGAAGTCGACCTACGTGATCGTAGCAAGGACCTAGCTGCCCTACGTGAATCTAAGCGCACGTTTGTATCTAGCGAGTCTGGTGTTGATTGGAAAAAGGCCTATGGTCCCGACCTAGTTAACGCATACATTCTAAACGCTGTCCTAACGGGCAAAGGCGGTTTCGAAGGTACCAAGTTCGGTAAAGAGATTCTAGAAAAAGCAACAAATGCTATGTCATCTGCTGCCGCTCCTACTGCTACTTCAATCGAAATCTACGAAAATACGGTTTCAACGTCAATCGAGCGCGATATTCAGAACCTTCTAGTTCTAGCGCCTCTATTCCGTGAAATCCAAATGAAGACAGCAACGATGGCAATGCCAATCCTACCTGACGCTGGCTACGCTGAATTCGTGTCTACTAAGACGTACACGAACACAGGTAAAGATGCTCCTGAAGGTTCTCTTTCTGAGCGCGGCGATACAGTAGGTTCTCCTTACGGTGGTGTTGATCTAACGAACAAGACACTAAGCGTTAAGAAGCTACTTTCAATCAGCTACCTAGCTAACGAAACAGAAGAAGATACGATCCTAGCGATCCTTCCTCTAATCAACGAAACAATGATTCGCTCACACGCACGTTCTGTGGAGCACGCAATGCTTCTAGGTGGACACACACAAGGTGTTCTAACTGGATCTTTTGACGGTATCTGTGAGCAAGCTCGCGATAACTCAAAAGAAACACAATCTGTAATTGCAGAAGCAACTGATAAACTAACGGCTGCTAACCTAATGACACTTCGCCGTGGTATGGGTAAGTGGGGCGTACGTCCTACAGACGTAGTTTACATTGTATCTCAGACAGGGTACTTCGATCTTCTAGAAGATCCTGAATTCCAGGACATGAACCTAGTTGGTAGCAACGCTATCAAGCTAACGGGTGAAATCGGAAACGTATACGGCAGCAAAGTTATGCTATGTGACGAATTCCCAGCAAAAGCAGTAACCAAGCTGTTCGCAGCTGCTCTAAACCCACGTAACTTCATCGTGCCTCGTATGCGCGGAGTTACACTAGAGTCTGCTTACTACCCTGGTCTACAACACCGTGAACTTGTTGCTTCACAACGTCTAGGTATGGATTCCATCATCACTGCTGGTACTTCATGCGTAACGTACAAGTACAAGGCATCCTAATGGATGAGGGCGTCGAGTAAAATCGGCGCCCAATGCTTGGAGAGCCCAATGGATGTGGATGAAAAAGGCGTGGAGGTTGCCTGGCATACTTTCTGCCTTCTTCACCACAGATCATTGGGCTTTTCTCATATGGCCCTAACCGAAGCTATAAAAGCTTATCTTCAGTACGTCAAGGATAAAAATGACAGAACTAGTCAGCCTACAACAGTATAAAGCATTTAGAAACATCTCAGGTAATACTGACGAGGGTAAACTAAACATGCTTATTCCTGCTGTATCTAAACTTATCAGGACGTATTGTGGAAGAGATTTTACAGGTTATTTTTCAGTGGATAAGACTGAGTATCACACACTAAAGTGGTTTCAAAACGCGATATTTTTAAGAGAGATACCTATTGTAAGCGTAACCTCTGTATCAGAATTAACAGAAGGAAGCCAAACGGCTTACACTCTTTTAACGTCAGATCAGTATATAGTAGACGCGGAAATGGACGCGATATACCGAATCGAGGATCAAGTTAGATATAACTTTCCTATTGGTATTAACGCAGTTAAGGTAATTTACAAGGGCGGGTACTCCGCCGTGCCTAGCGATTTACAGCTGGCCGCTTGTGACCTAGTTACCTACTATTTAAAAGAGCAGTATCTTCCAGAAAAGAACCATGCGTCGTTTACTATAAGGTATAATAACGACAAACCCGATTTTCCAGAGCACATCAAGAGAGTACTGGATTTCTATAGGGATACGTAATGGCTGATGAAATTGAGGTAAAAGGACTGCTACAAAGTATTGTAGACGCCGAAATGCAGTATAGAAAAAGTAAAAATGCAAGTAGTAGAGGCGCGGCTGCTAGAAGAATTATGGATCAATTAAGTGGCTCCGAAACTACTTCTAGAGGCGATACCTATATAATAGTTGCTGATGGTGTAGTAGTAACGGCTGATGTAGCAGAACAAGTTATTAAAGATATACAACAAAAAAACGCAGTTCCAGAAGAGAGAACATTTAAAGCCACCGTGAGCTATTTCCAAGATATAGTGGCACCTCTAGCTTTAGCGGCAGAAAAAGAGAATCCAGAGGGGTACAAAAAAGACCCTATGTGGGTATTATATGATTCTTTTCTTTCTTATATGGATGGTAACTTACCTTTACGTAAATTTGCAGAAACAACTCAAAGGTTAAATAAAGCACTAGGAACTACATCTGCTAAAGTAAGACCTTTTGATGCTGTTGAGTCAGAAGCTAAAAAAGTTTCTGAAGGTTATACTACTATGGAGAGGCCTAAAGAGATGGGCACTCCTATGCAAGAAAAGTTTAACCCAGGAGACCCTGGTCGTTACATTATAATTCCAAAAAATATAACCATTAAAACACAGCAAGAAGCTAAAAAAGAATTTGAGAGTTATTTTACCACTAATACTCCTGCTTCTTTAAAAGATCCTGTTGGGTATAGTGTTCCAGCTAAAAAATATTATTTGAGAATAGATAACCCTGGCAAAGAAAGTTGTATTATAAAAGGAAATATAGGGTGGGTTAAAAAAGAGGGCGGCCTTGTGTTTAGCTACGTTAGCTACGAAACTCAAGATCTTTCCCCCTTAGATCCTAACGCTTATGTAGAATTAAACGCTGGGCATGCTGTTGGAGACAAAGTTCAAGCAGCAAATCTTATCGCCAAAGGAGAACTTACAAAAGATATAATAAGTTCTGGTATAAATCCTTTTACAAATGAAAAGTTTAGCGGGGATGTACTGGCACAAGCATATAAATTTTTAGAGGAAAAAGAGTCCGCCGTAGCTATAGACAAGTTAGTAGGTTCTTACTCTTTAGAAAACATAGCTATTTCGGGGGGCATGAACGCTGAAAAGCTTATAAAACCATTCGAAACATTAGCTAGAGCTTTAGGTGTTAGAGAAATACAAGTTGTAGAGTCTGTAACTCCTGGGGAAGTAACTTCAAGAAAATCTTCTACTTTATATAAATACGACACAAGAATAGTTAGTCATGCTGAATATGGTAGGTTTAACCAATTAAAAGGAGCTTATCAAAGTAGTAAAATTTCTGACGCTTCCAAAAGTTTTTCCGCTTTTATATTATTACTAGTTAGCGAGGTTAAAGCATACACGACAGAGTCTCCCTCTATGTTTAGTGAGTTTGTCGCTGCTCAATTAATAGAGATGCTTTCTCCCCTTATGAAGCCTAGTGATAAGAAAAAATTAATAGCTACTTTATTAGACAAAAGAAAAGTAACTAAAAGAGTGTTTTTAAAGCATAATATAAGCAAACCGAGGTATTTAGTAGACTTAAATAAAGTAGCTTTATTACAAGACAGGGAAAAAAGAGAAGTTTTAGAGAGTTTTAGAAATATACAAACAAATGCAAAGTCCATGGTAACCCAGGAAACTAAGTTACACCGAAAAAGAAGAAAACTCAGAAGACTAAATAACCCTTATAGTCCTAAAGCTTCGGGTAATTTTACATCCGTATCAATTATAGCTGCTTTAAATGATACCTTGAGAGAAGAAGTCATAGATGCAATGGGTAGCCCCGGTCTGGTAAATAGAACTGGAACGTTCGCAGGTTCTGCCAAAGTAACTGACGCACTGTTACCTAGTACAGTAGGATTTACTTATAAACCTGACCCTTATAGAGTTTTCTCTACTAGGCATGGAGCGCCACCTTGGAACTCTAACCCAAACAGGGACCCAGGTAGTATTATACGACAAGCTATAAGAGTATCAATGGATAAGAAATTTCCCGGGGTTTTTAAGCCTGGAGTAAAGATACTGGAAAGATAATTTATATGACGGAGTCCAGAACCTACTCATCCAGAAGATATGCCATAGTGGCAGCACTGGTAAATTTAGTAAAAACTATAGACGGTAGAGATTTTTTTAGATGTGATCTTAATTCTAATGTCTATCCTACATTAAAGTATTTTGATGAAGTCGCTGACTACCCAGCGGTTTGTATTACTGCAGGCCAAGAAACTAGAGACTATCAAACCGGCGGGTACAGGGATAGGTACTTAGACGTGCGAATAATGCTTTTTATAAAGGAGGAAGATCCTCTTGAGAAGTGCGAGGCATTACTAGAAGATATAGAGACTCTGATAGAAGATAACGGTAGATTAGCGTATACAGATAGAGACGGGAATATTCAGTATACCCACGATATAACTATACTAGCGTTATCTTCAGACGAAGGCACATTGGACCCAATGTCTGTCGGAGAAATGAATATAAGGGTCCATTACTAAGCGAAAGCTTGGTCATAAGGAAAATAAATAATGTTTTTAAAAAGAGATACTAAAGTATTCCTTAAGAAAGGCACAGCCATCTGGGAAATCCCAGTTATGTCTGGGTTCTCTTTCTCACAAGGAAATACTACCTCAGAAGTTGTTCTAAAAGAAATGGCTACAGCTGCTGGAGTTTCACGCAGAGGACGTCGAGTATTTAATGATGCTCTAGCCCCAGCCGATTGGAGCTTCTCAACTTATATCAGACCGTTCAAGTCACCAGTTCAATCCTCTATTGCTGCTACAGCTATGGTTGCTAACACAGGTTATAAAATTTTAGTGCCTGGTACCACTGATTTTACTGCAGTTTCTGCAGCAAATAGCAACGCGGGTACGTACTTTGTAGCCAATGGTGTGGGCATAGGTACAGGCACAGTAGTCCCCGCATCTATCGCGGACGCTGCTGCAAACGTGCACGCTGTAGAAGAAGTTCTATGGGCTCAATTCGTTGGCCTAGGAACATACACACCTACGTCATACACGTTCCTAAACTTCGAATCACCTAACTCTACTGACCTTGATATTCAATTCACGGGCGGTAACAATATCAGCTTAGGCGAATTCGACCTATACTTCATCCTAGGCGCTGCCTATGATGCGGATAGAGACTATGATGACGCTGCACTAGAGGAAGTTCTTGTTTACAAGATTGCAAGCTGTATCATTAACCAAGCTACCGTTAACTTCGATGTTGATGGTATCGCTATGGTCGAGTGGTCTGGCCAGGGCACAGTTATCTCTAAGGAGACAGACTTTGATGCCCGTACTGCTATCACGCAAGGCGTAACTGCAACAAGCAACTTCATTCGTAACAAGCTAACATCACTAACAATGCTAGCGTCTAACGTAACAGCTTACCCAGGTGCTGCGGATAACACGGCTCCAGGTACAGCAGGCGCATACACAATCACCCTAACTGGTGGATCGATTTCATTCTCAAACAATGCTACGTTCCTAACGCCAGAAACTCTAGGTATTGTAAACCGTCCTATCGGCCACATCGCTGGCAACAAGTCTATCACAGGTAACTTCACGGCTTACATTGAGGAAGATGCGGACCTAGCAGATACATCAGGACAGCTACTAGCTGACGCTCTAGCTGACCTAACAACAGTAACGAACTCATTTGCACTAACGTTCATTATTGGAGGTACAGGAAACACACCAAGGTTCCACATCAACCTACCAACGGCTCACCTTGAAATTCCTAAAGTGCAATCAGATGATATTATTTCTGTAGATATCGCTTTCCACGGATTGCCATCTACGATATCTCTATCTGACGAAGCTACACTAAAGTATGTTGGAGCATCACTCTAACGAGAAAAATTTTTCTTGACAATAGTCAAGAACTCACTTATAATGGGTGGATGGATAAAACTGTCCACCTATATTTTTATGAAAAGAAGGAGAATACAAATTGAGTAAACTACATTCACTAATGAAAGATAGACTAGAGGCCTGGATTCAAGTAGAAGGCTTCCCTGGATTTGAGGTAAAACTATCTTATCTGTCTAGACCGGAACTTGAAAGAATTCGTAAAAGTGTTACACGCCAAGTACTAAACAAAAGAACGCGTGCTATGGAAGACGAAGTAGATAGCGAAGCCTTTACCAAAGTACTTGTTAAATCCGCCATTCTAGATTGGAAGGGTTTTACAGTAGGTCACGCTTTAAAAATGCTACCAATTGAAGTACCCCAAGGTACACCCGACGATGAACTATTTGAGTTCACACCAGAAGATGCTCTACAACTAGTACAGAATTCTCCTATTTTTGATACTTGGTTAAATGAGGCAATCTTTGATCTAGACTCCTTTCGCACAAAATCTTAGAGACGAAGGACTAGAACTTCTAGAGAAGTATTTAAAGTCTGGCAATAGTAAGATAGACAAGAAACGTTATCTAATGCTAATGGCAGAAAGGGGTCTGGATCCAGACCCTGATAAAATTCCAGTAGGTTATGAAGACCTAATGCACGATGCCCAGCTTGCCTTAAATATTTATGGCAGGCTAGGCAATCGTGTGTACGGCGACGTAGGTTTTACAGGCAAAGACTTCACCGTTTTGCCAATACTTATCGCTCATCATGGCATAATAGATGCAGATTTATTGTTAGAGTATCTAAATGTAATAGATACTTTCAATATAACGAAGTCTCAAGAAGCTATGAAGAAAGAGTTTGATAAGATGAAAAACAAATAATATGATGAATCTCTCCGCTACCATGAAGCTGAATATGACAGCTACCGGTACTCAAGCAATAGCTAAAGATACAGCCACTATTGCTAATAATGCTGAGCGCGCGCAAAAAGCCATGTCTAGGACAGGGAATGCTGGGCTGCGTCGTTCTGGTGTAGGTTCCTTAGGAGGTGATGGTGACGGTGATGATCCTCAAACTAATAGAGGTAAAAGAGGCGCTGCTGGGAACAGAGGCGCTGCGGGTAGAAATTTCTCTGGTTTGGCGCAAGCTAGCGGAGAATCCTCTGGTCTTGTGGCTGCTTACGCCACTCTTGCGGCTAACGTCTTCGCTCTAACTGCTGCTTTCAAGGCTCTTTCTGACGCTGCCAAATTTGAGCAGTTAAAGAAAGGTCTAGAAGAAGTAGGAGCTAGAGCCGGTACTACTCTGTCTATTACTGCTAGAAAGATGCAAGAGCTCTCTGGCTATGCTCTTTCTACTGTTGAGACAATGAAATCAGTTGCCTCCGCAACAGCGGCAGGTTTTAGTAGTGATGAAATAGAACGCTTAACTCGCGTAGCTAAAGGCGCCTCCGTGGCTTTAGGGCGCGACATGTCTGACTCTATGGACCGTCTTACAAGAGGTACTATCAAGTTAGAACCAGAATTGCTGGACGAACTTGGTATCATGACTCGTATTGACGAAGCTACTAGAAGATACGCTCTCCAAAATAAACTAACGGCGTCCTCTCTTACACTTACTCAAAAGAACCAAGCCTTTTTAAACGCTGTGCTTGCTGAGGGTGAAAAGAAGTTTGGAGACATTGCTGACACAGTAGATACTTCTATGTATGATAAGCTTTCTGCCTCTATACGAGACCTTGGTACTGGGGCTATAGCAGGTCTAAACAAGTTTCTTACTCCTCTAGTTGAACTTCTTATTAATGTTCCTGCGCTGGGTCTTATACCTTTAATGGGTGTATTGAGTACAGCTGGTGGAAAACTTATCCCAGACTTCAATAAACACTTAGCCCGAATGGGAACTGAATTACAGCGTGTTGGGGAAAAATCTAAACAGGCTAAAGCAACAGCTGCTGGGTTTTTTGGTGAAATATCTGAAAGTGCAAACTACTCCCACGCCGATGGTGCGACAGCGGATCGATACCTTGTAAAAGCAGGGCTAAATACTCAAGATTTTGGTCTTGTTAATACTAAGACTATGATTAAAAAACTTACTGAAGAGCAGAACGCTCTTGAGACGCAAATATTACATACTACCGATAAAACATCACAAAACTATCAAGATATGCTTAATGACTTACAAGCTATTAAAGCTGTAAATGCGGATTTAAAAGTAAATGGTCTAAGAATAGAAAGCGCTGCAGCTGGTTTTGAAAAAGTATCAAATGCAATTAATATTGATCAAACCAGAAAGCGTATGCTTCAAGATAGTGCTAAGCAGTTTCAAAACGACCTCTTTGTTGCGGGCGGGGGCCTTGGCGTGTTCAAAGCCACAAAAGACGCTATAGGTCGAGACTTTGGTATAGCTCTAGGAGCGGGAGTAGAAGCTGCTAGAATTGAAACAGAGCGTCTGAACAATAGTGTCACTGGTCTTGCTAAAAACTTAAATGGTGTTCGTGGTACAATACACGGAATTTCTGAAGGCTTTGCAGGCATGGGCGGAGTTATAAATACGGCGTTCCAGGGGCTGCAAGCTGCAATGGGTTGGATATTCATAATAATGGGGGCTATAGCAGCTTTAGGCGCGGTATGGACTTGGATAGATGAAACTTTTCTAGGTAATACTAAAAAATTAAAAGAAGCAAGAACTAACCTGGAAGCAGTATTAGAAACATCTAAAAAAACTGTTGTAGAGATGGAAAAAATGAAAAGCCTTGGCGAGTTTGGCAAAGCTGCGGATGCAGCAGCCAACTCTATGGCGGAGCTTTTAGCCAATTTCCAAGAGTTTAATAGAGTCAGGTTAGCAGGTAAGTCTAAATCTAAAGATGAGGGAAGTCTTATGGATACCCTAGGTTTGACCGATGAATATATGATAGTAGGTGGGCTAAAAGAATTAGGTGTAAACTTAAAGTCTTTACAGCTTGGTTATCCTATTAAAGAATCTGAAGCTTTTGTTGAATCTACTGCTCAATTATTACAAGCTCTAGACCCTAAAGCGCTTGATAGGTTTAATACGGAATTAACAAACATAAATAATACAGAGACAGACCAAGGTAAGCTTTATGAAAAAAGAGCGGAACTTGCGGAGAGATTTAACACTGTAGGAGGCTTTAGTGTTAATGTATTTAAAGATATTGGCGTAGCAGCTAAAGGTGCTAACGATGAAATAACAAAACTAAGACTACCTGATGCATTCGATACTCCTTATAAAAGAATTGCAGATAGCGCCTCTTCAATTGAAAGCGGTTTTAGATTATCTGCTAAAGCCTTAAAAGATTTAGGGGCAGATGCAGGAATTGCTGAGAAAGCTTTTGCTGGAGAACTATTTAATACTCCGGAATTAGCCCAAGAACTGGGTATTCTAAAAGGTAATCTAAGTCAGGTACTAGACATTCAAACTAGATATACAGAAGAGAGTTCGGTACAAGATCGCATATTAAAAGATATTAACTTAAGCGAAGAAGATAGAAAAATTAAACTAGACGCAAGTGTGTCTAGAATGAGTAAACTAAAAGAAGAACTATTTAACGCTGTACCTCCTTCTACGGTAATGTTACTTAACTTAAAAAATATGAATGCTGTTTTAGCTATAACTAATTTACAGCTAGTTAAAACAAAACTACAATTTGCAGAATTACAAGTATCAGCAATGAAAACTAGAGACGCAATGTCTAGAGTAGCTACTGAGATGAGTATGATGCGAAAAAATGGAACTTCTGATTTTGGACCAGAATATGCTGCACTAAAAGAAATAGACGCTGCTCAAAAGTCTTACGAGTATGCGCTAAAAACTCATGCTCTTAGAATGGAAATTATTAAGCTAGAAGCGGACGCAGCTGAAGCAAAATTTAAGTATGAACAAGCTGGCCAAAGAATAGTTATACAAAGATTATTTGGCGAAGAAGCCTTACAGCAAATGGATTTTGGTATAGCGGTTGGTCAAACAGGCGAAGCTAATTCTAAAATTCAATTACCTGGCAGTATTGGTCTGCCCCAAGAGCAAAGAGACCTATATACTTTATATTATAATCAATATAAAGCAGCTCTACAAACTGCACGCATTCTGCAAGATATAGCAGGAAAGACCATTGATAATGCAGGGTTAGATCTAGCTGCGCAGGCACAAGCTATAGAGGCAGCAAGAGAAAAAGCTAGACTACTATTTAAGGGTGTTTCTGTAGAAAAAGAAGCTTTATCTTTTTCTCAAAAAGTTCTTGCACTTAAAAAAGAAGCTGCTGATTTAGCTAAAAGCCAAAGACAGTTAGAATATAACCAACTAGAGTTCGGTCTTAGAAACTCAGCTATAGCCAATAGAACCAAATTTGGCCCACAAGAAGAGTATCAGCTAAAAGTAAGTGCGGCCCAAATGGCTATTGATAATGCAATAGCAGACAAGAACTTTCTAGAGCAAGAACTCAAGATAAAAATGGAGGGTTTAAAACTAGATAATCGTATAAGATTACTAGAGTTAGATAATGCTGTAAGTGAGGCGCAAAAACAAGCCAGAGACAACCCAACGGCCGGAACTGCCTCTATAGCTGCAGATGCTGTAAAACTACGCGCTGATGCTGAAAAAAATATGAATTCAATCATATTTGGTACAGCACTAAATAACCAGGCTAGATTAAATCAAGCAGACGCTACAGTAAACGCTGCAAGAAACGCTGCTGCAGCCGTGCTAAGTCCATTACAGGACTTCTTAATCGAGTTCGAAACTAATATCAATGAGATGAAGTTAGCCTACGAACGCCTAGGACTAGCGGGAAACCTAGTAGGATTATTTGACAGAGGGGTTGCTAATACAGCGCAACAAATGTCAAAAGACCCTAGAACAATAGGCATGAGCTCGACTCAAATCCTTGCCGCGGCTACGGCTACTGAACTAATGACTGCAGAAACTCAACTATTAGATAAGTCTATGGAGTCTTTAGGTAATCATACTACCACATTCTTGCAAGATCTTGTTGACGGAACAATATCATCTAAAGAAGCCTTTAAGAAAATGGCTGCGTCCATAATAGGTGATATTGGCCAAATGATTGCTCGTATAATTATCTTACGAGGATTAAGTCAACTATTTGGTTCAGCTACGGGAGGTATGGCTACACCTGGAGCCGATGTTTCTCAGCTAGCTTACCCGGGCCAGTTCCCGGGGGCAGCTGGCGGTATTTTGCCTATGGCTAACGGTGGAATAATGAATAGAGCAGCCGGCGGGCCACAGGGTGTTATAAATAAGCCTACCTATTTAGTGGGAGAAGGTCGTTATAACGAAGCTGTGGTTCCTCTGCCTAATGGCAGGGCAATACCAGTTCAAATGCACGGCAACAACACATCTAGTAATAATGTGCAAGTTAACGTGAACCTGAGCCAAAATGGGGAAGCTAAGACAGATACCAAGGGCCCAGACATGAATAATCTAGGGGCGGCTATTGCGTCCGCGGTTCAAAAAGAACTGCTTGCTCAAAAAGCCCCAGGAGGTATCTTAAGTAGATACGGAGCTGCTTAATGATATACTTTACAATACCAGCAAACGTTTTAGGTACCGGCAACCCTGTTGCCGATACCGACGTTTATTTGGATAATGGTATACAATTTCAAAATAACCCAGCAATTAGGGAAGTTATTTTTGGAGAAGATTACAGCCTAACTATACCCCTAGGTAGTCGTAGGCGGTCTTTTTCTGCGTCTATATCAAACAGGTCTCAAGCTGACGCAGATTTAATAGACGATTACTTTTCTTACCTAGAAGGTGAGCCCATTAATAATTTTAGAATATTAGATGTAGCAGCTACTGTAGTAGTTCTGCAATGGAGTAAAGTATTTAGATCAGCTGATGTATATAGTGTGCAAGGGAGCTTCAAAGAGGTAGTAAGATGATAACATTTATAGCTCCTACTACAGGAGGCTTCTTTGCCACACCTACCGAATTTACGATAGATATAAACCCTAGCGTGGCCAAACAAGTAGCTATGTTGGAGAAATCAGCGGCGGACTTCCCACTAGAACAAGCTAGGGCAGATGGGGCAAACGCGGTAAGAGAGACAGTATCTTTTAACATTATAAATCTTACTATGGCTAATGTTATAGCTTTAGACGGCTATTTTAATTCGCTTAAAGGAACCACTCCTATAGATCTAATTTTTCCTGGCACAGGAACAGTTACTGCTAACGTAGCTGGTACCAATGGGCTCAACATAAGACAAAGATATAGAATACTCACTGCTGGTGGTATTAACTGGACAGCTATAGGGGCCGCGTCAGGTGCCGTAGGAACATCTTTTTACTATAATGGTGTAACCACTACTGGGGGTTCTGGTACCGTAAGAACTATAGTAAAGAAAATTTTAATCACAAGCTGGGCCACTAGCCTTGATAGTAGCAAGTTTGGCGCCATAAGCGCAAGCGGGAAACTGGTACGCATATGATTTTAGAGCTTAATAAACAGAGAGTCACTTCAGACTACGTAGAATTATATCAGCTACAGACGCCTGACGGGTGGCTGTACTTTACCACGTATGAGACTAATGTATATATGCGAGACAAGGAGGGGCCTTCCTTTACTAATAGGCTTTACAGCTCTCTACCAATCGAGTTCACGGGATGGGAACAAAAATCTGAAGGAACGTACGCTAGACCAGCTATTACATTTGTAAATATTTTAACTACTTTTTCGGATGCGCTAGATGAATTTGACAACGATGATCTTATAGGCTTAAAGATAATAAGAAGAAAGACATTAGCTATACATCTTGATAATGCTGGGGGCACAGCTCACGGTGCGCCAGCAGCCCCAACGGAATACCCGACCCAGTCTTACATTATCGACAGAATGTCATCCCTAAACTCTAGCACAGTTACCTTCGAGCTTTCTAGCCCATTTGACGTATCTGGAGTTATGCTACCAGCCAGAATTATACTACCTAATACATGCTGCTGGGCGTACCAAGGGGCTGCGTCAGACTCTCCTTTTACTAGTCGTGTAGGTGCTTGTACTTGGAAATTAGCTGCAGATAACAATGGTGTAACAGCATATTTCGATAATAGAAATAACCTATTTGCAAGCACTGCTGTGCACACTCTATCTTCAATCCCTACTACTACTGCGGGAGGAGAGCATGGGTTCTTTAAAACTGCAAAAGCTTATGATTTTGTAAATGAGAATGGAACAACAGAGGCAGCTAGTGGAGTTAAGGCTTTTGATTATTGGCAGGCAGGTACTGCAAATCTATCTACAGCGGTTCGAAGAATAAGACCCTACTCTGCGTATAATGCCTCTACAACGTATAGAACTACTACAGCTGGAGACTTATATAATGATGTAGTATTGCACGCGGGCACAGTATGGGTATGCATTAGAAGCCACGGCAGTCCAGGTCAAACTCCTGCCGTAGGATCTAAATATTGGAAGCGTGCAGATACCTGCGGTAAAAAATTAAGCAGCTGTGCAGCAAGATATGCTTCCCAACAAGTAACAAATACCACAGGTGTTACAGTAAGTACAACAGAAGATAAAACAAAGGTTCTACAATATGGTGGATTTCCAGCTTCCAGAAGATATGGCTTCTCAGGTTAAAGAACATGCTATAAGTGTGGCCCCGCAGGAATGCTGCGGGGTCGTTCTTATAAAAAAGGGTAAGCGTAAATATTACCCCTGTACTAATATAAGTAAAGAGCTAGATTCTTTTGTTATAGACCCACTAGAATTTACAAGATTATCTATGCAGGGGGATATTGAGTTTATCGTGCACTCACACACTTCTGGCAATACTCCTAGCGAACACGATATTGATGCGTGTAACTCCTTAAGAATACCGTATATTATTTACTATTTAGAAACCGATTCATTTGATACTTATTACCATAAAAACTATAATAAGCTTATAGGTAGGGAGTACATGTTTGGAGAACAGGATTGTTTCGAAGCAGTTAGAGACTGGTTCCTAACTCATAACGTGGTCATGCCACCTAGAAGAAAATGGCTTGACAATTGGTGGGAACATGGTTATAATTATATATCAAATGAGATCTTTGATTGGCCAGTAAAGCAAGTTAAAGATCTAATGTACGGAGATATTTTAGCCCTAACGGTGCATGGAGATGTTCCTAACCATATAGCGGTATATTTAGACGATGATATTATATATCATCACGCAGTAAATAGGCTTTCATGCCGAGAGAATATGTACCCTTTGTGGGCGGAGAATATACATGGCATCTACAGATACAAAGGAAGTGATTTTAGAAGGCTTTCTAGGTGAAAAGTATGGTCGTAAATGGAATATAGTAGCTACTGAATATAAAGATATTTTTGCGTGTATAGAGGCTAATTATCCTGAAAGCAGAAAAGATCTCATAGACTTTTATAACGCCGGCGGAGATATGTCCATACAAACAGGCGAATATATAATGCAAGAGCAAGAAGAGTATCTTCACCCAATCGGAAAAGGTACTATAGTTATAACCCCTATACCAACTGGTAGTAAATCCGGTTCTGCAAAAATATTAGCCGCTATAGTAATAGTTACTCTATTAATATTTGCTCCTTATTTAATTCCTGGTATAGGAACTGGTGGTACTTTAGGTGGTTTAACCACAGTAAGTTTTATTGAGTCAGTAGCTCTTGGCTTGGCAGTTAACTTAGCTGTAATAGGTATTCAGCAGTTATTAGCTCCTGATCCTTCAGTTGACGATAACGATACTAATTACCTGTTCAACGGGCCAGAAAATACAGTAGTATCGGGCAAACCCGTGCCAGTTCTTTGCGGAGAAATGATGGTCGGCGGTATAGTTATTTCCTCTGGGTCTATAGGCGGTTTTTGGGCTAGCGAGGCGACATATATAGAGGAGCCGGTGCCAGATGAGGGCGTTACAGGAGGCAATAGATACAACCAGCCTACCCCACCCCCTGGCGCGGTGTTTCGTGGCGGAAAGTACACAGGACCAACACAAATCACTGTAAACTCGGCCCCTACGGCTCCCACAGTTACTATACAGAATGCTGTAGATGATCAAAATTCGGGTATAAAAATGCTAGGCACGGACGATTTTGTAATGAATGCTCCGTAAGAGAAATTTATATGACCTTTAAAAGAAACACATTAATAATATATGACCTTATTTCTGAGGGGGAGATAGAGCTCGTAAATGGGCTCTCTTCTATCTATTTAAATAAGACTCCTATAGTTAATTCAGATAAGCAGCATATAGTAGCGAATAGAACTTTTTCCGCTACTACTACTGCCAGCTCTGCAGACATAGTTCTTGATGACGGTGGTTTATACACATTAAACAATATAAGACCAATACGAATTCAAAAAGGCTATAAAGCTGCCGGAAGTGCAACCGCTTCTGCAGGCAGCACTACCGTAAATACTGCTGGAGCTTTTTTTGATGTTGCTATGATAGCCTCTGAAACTCTTGGAGATGGGGGCCTATTTCAAAAAGTACGTATCGCTGGGGCAGGCCCCGCAGGTAGTGATTATGTAGGAGAAATTGTAGAAAGAGCAAGTTCTACTAGCGCTACTGTATCTCCCGCAATAACTACAGCGGTATCAGGTGCTGCTATAACTTTTGACTTTTTTGCTTACGGTAAGATAACAGCGTCGGGGGTTACATTACTCAATAGTGCTGTAGCTCCTATAAGCGGCACTTTTTACACTGATATTGGCGCAGCCGGTATAGAATTAGGACAGCCTGATGCATCGGCTCTTAATTATAAGTTTGTAAAAGTAAATTTTCGCACAGGTACTATGCATCAGGACCCTGTAGTTAACATAGGCGGTTTCTCTAATGCTAGCTTTGGCAAAACAGTAGGTACTGAATTAAAGCAGTACACGGATTTTTATGGGCAAAAACTAATATTTGGAAAAGATAAAACCGCTGTAGAATACGCTACATCAGGTGGAGAAATAACTGTAGTTTCTGACGCCAATCTTCCAGTTACTTGCGACCGAATTCTTTTAACAATAAATACAAGTAGTTTAAGCTCTGTCAAGCGTACTAACCAAGAAAAGGGGGACGCAGGGATAACTATATTAGTATTTTTTGATTACAAATCCGGCTCAGGAGCCTGGGCCACCCAGCAGGTTTTTGGGCCAACAGCTGCTCAGTTAGCCTCTTCTTATGCTTGGGTGTGGAATGGAAAACAGTCACCATTAGGGTTTTATTCTAGTGGGGATATATACGGTAGAGACCAAGAAAGTTCAGACCATGAGTTTTCTTTTAATATAGACCAGTATAAACCATTTGATCAATTTAGAATTCGTATACGAAGAGTAACTCCAGTAAACTATAAAATGGGATCTTACGATTATAGTAATGGAACTACTGTCAAGTCAGTACAAGGATTTATAGAAGATAGACTATCATACCCACACTCAGCTTATGCAGCTGTTATGTTTGATAGTCAAGAATTTGAGGGTACTATACCAGAACGTATGTACCATTGTTATGGTATAAGATGTGAAGTACCTACAAACTATATGACTAGAAGAGAGTCTAATGATGGCGTCGCTAACTACAAAAGGCACGTCACTAATGGCACGCAGGAATCAACATATCAGCCTTGGGACGGGTTATTTAGAACAGCATACTGCGATAACCCTGTATGGGTACTTAGAACACTATTGCTAGAAAATAGATTTGGGCTAGGGAACTGGCTATCTGCGGATCAAATAAATAGGTACTCTTTCTACTCGCTAGCTAGAAGGTGTGACGAACTTGTGCCTGATGGGGAGGGAGGATTAGAGCCTCGCTTTACGTGCGGAGTGTACCTTACGCAAGCTACCGAAGCTTACAAAATAATTAAAGATTTTTGTTCCATAATGTTTTCTATACCTTATTGGATGGACGGACAGCTGGTGCTTGAAGCCGATAGACCCGGCGAGCCAATGTACACTTTTACAAAAAGCAATATTATAGGCGGTACATTCAGCTATGAAGGTACTGGCAATAAAACGCGACCTAATCAAATAGCTGTTACATTTAACGATAGAAAGAATTTGTACACACAAACCATTGAGCTTGTAGATGACGTAGAGGACATGATCCATAAGAATCGTGTTTACTCAGAAGATGTTGTCGCTTTTGGAGCGACTTCTCGCGGGCAAGCTATTAGATACGCTAAGTGGAAACTATTAACAAGCAAACTAAACAGAGAAATTCTAGTATTTAAGACTGGAGAAAACGCAGGGTTTCTGCGCCCGGGCAGTATTATTAGAGTCCAAGACGCTGACAGGTATAGAATAAGAAACTCTGGACGTATTATATCATCTACTACAAGTTCAATAGTACTAGATAAGGCTGTTAACTTAGGTGCTGGAACATATACTTTACATGTTCTCGTACCTGGGTCCGCGGCTTATTTAGCTCAACCTGCTGCTACTATATCCACGGTTCCCTATGTTGAAGGTGATATTATTGCAGGAGTCGACACAGAAGTAGAAGCAGCAACTTTAGTTGATGATTCTGGTAATGAGGTAAAGGTTTTCTGGGTACCGGATAGCCACTTAGAAAATAGAGTTGTTACTACATCTTCAGGAAGTGGTATCAATACTCTTACAGTTTCTCCTAGCTTTTCTGCAGCACCTGAGGTGGACTTTATATGGGCTCTATCAAATACTTTAAATAATGCAACAGTTGAAGGTAGCTCTAAACTATATAGAGTATTAGGTATAGCTGAAGAATCGCCTGGCACATACGCTATTAGTGCTACAGAACACTACAACCAGAAATTTGATGAATTAGATGAACTCTATTTATCCGAAGATACTGGCACTATAGACTTTAATGAGATAGTGCCAGTGATTACGAACTTTACCGCTTCTTTAAGTCCAAAAATTTCTGGTGCTTCTACACAAGATAGTGTTAGCTCCGTCATTGGGTTAGATATAGTCTTGAGGTGGACGCCACCTATGAATGACGCCGTTAATTCAACCACATCTCTTTACAATAATTTAAAAGAGTATAGATTAAATATAATAGGCCCTTCCGGTAAATCTACTGTTAAGCTACCTAAAACTGCAACCCAGTATATCCTTGAAAACGTAAACGAGGGTAACTATGAGTTTGATATTCAAGCCGTAGGATTAACAGGAGCCGCAAGCACCCCGGTTTACGCTACTATACTAGCAGCTATAATTACTACAGGAGTGCCGGGCACTATTAATCAGCTTGGCGTTCCAAGAGGCGGCCACTTCAGTACTTCACCCACCTTAAACGGTAAAAAAATTGTAGCACCAGACGATTATGTCTTTAATGGTGCATCTGGGGCCAAGAAGACCGTCTCAGGAGGAATTTAATGCCAACTCCTTTTACAGAGTTAACTATTTCAAATATTACCCCAGGTTCATCAGCTTATTTAGCTTACGATGTAACTTACGGTTTTAGACTATTTCAAACTGTAGTTGATGGATCTGTAGATTATCTCAGAGATATTACTTCAGTAACCCCTCCAGACGCCACAAGAACCTTAGCGGATAATGCTACTGTTCGTGGCAATACTGTGAGTGTACCAGGCACTACTGTTGCAGTCTCTTCAGTTACTACAGGTAGACGCTATAAGATATTAACTTTAGGGGATACCGCAGCAACTTATGCTTCCATTGGGGCTATCACAACATCTGCATCAAATGGCTTTGAAATTGGTAGACAGTATATTATCTTAACTGTTGGTACAACAGACTATACACTAATAGGCGCTTCTGCCAACACTGTAGGTGTTATATTCACAGCACTAGGTGCTGGAAGCGGTACTGGTACAGCTTATGAACAGTATTTTACAGCTACTGGAGCAGGTAGCGGTACTGGTACAGTTGTGTCTGATTTTTCAGAGGTTGGGTCCCAAGTAGGGCAGCCTATAAAGATTAATGGTATTTGGTGTAATATAAATAGCTATGTTTCAGAGAGAGCTATAACTGTAGATAGAGTTGTATCTGAAGTGAATACCACTACAGGTAATTTTGTAGTAGGTCAACGCTACAGGATTGTAACCGTAGGAGATACTAGCTTTACTGCAATCGGTGCAAGTGGTAACACAATTGGTGTTGAATTTGTCGCAACTGGAGTAGGTGGCGGGACTACCGGAGTAGCCGCAGCTATAGGTATTGTATATCCTTCGTACTACCCTAATGTTGTAGAAGATACAATAATTGGTCTTATCTCGGTTATTAGTGCTAACGCTACAGCTATAGTGACTGGAGCTACTTACCAAATATTAACTACAGGCACCACAGACTACACAGCTTTTGGAGCTTCTGCTAACACTATCGGAGTCGAATTCACAGCTGCAGCCCCCGCTGCGGTAACAGCTGGAGCTTTTGTTTCTGGTAAACGATACACTATTGCTTCTGTAGGCTCTACAGATTTTATGGCAATTGGCGCATCTGCTAACACTATTGGCGTGGCATTTACAGCCACTGGAGCTGGTACTGGTACCGGCACAGCTACACCCACGCTGGGCACTGGCACAGTAACTTATTACACTATCGAAAGATACTTCACAGCGTACAACACAATACCAACAGGGTCTCTGTTAGTAGCTGGTACATTCCCAGGCGAATCTCGAATCGATTCCGGTTCTGGAGACTTATACATTTGGAGCGGCACTACGTGGGTAGCTTCTGGCGGTAGCGCTAGTGAGGTTATTGTTAGTGCGACAGCTCCTGGAGCCCCAACAACTGGTATGCAGTGGTTCAGAACTACTGATAGCCGCATGTTTATGTGGAACGGTACCGCTTGGGTTCAAACAATTCCAGGTGTAAGTGGAACTCGTTTAATCGATACTACTGCTGAAGATGGCCTATACGAAGGCGAAACTGTAATCGATTCTACAGATGGTAACATGTATATCTGGGATACCGGAGCATGGGTACTAGTTCTTGAGAGTGTGGCTTTTGATTTAAGTAACCAAGTACACGGCTGCCCTTCTGACTTTGCTGGTACTACCGTCGACTATACAGGGGCTAATACACAGCTTAGTGTTTTCTCTGGTGCCACAGACGTTACATCTCTATGGACTATTACAAAAAGTGAAGGCGCTGGCATAACTGGTACCTTAACTAACCCTGGTCCACACAAACTTTACACAGTTACATCTATTACTTCAGACGTTGCAACAGTAGAGTTCACAGCATCCAGAACTGGTTATGCTGATCGTATAGCTACGTTTACTGTTATTCGTGTGCGCGCTGGCGAGGGTGGCGTTGGTACGGTCTACCAAGTTATTCCTAGTGTTGGAGCTGTAAAGTATAACCTAACTACTTATACACCAGCAACTATTACATACGAGTCTTTCTTTACTACAGGAGCTGATGTGCCTTCTGCGTATGCAGGGCGCTTTAAGATATACTACAGCACTAACGGTATAGACTACACGCTAGATTATACTAGCTCTGGTAACGAATCTTCTAAAGTATATACGCCGTCTGTAGCTAATATAAAGTTCATCAAAGCTGAACTATACCTAGCTGGTGGGGTAACTACTCTACTAGACTACGAGAACATTCCAGTTATTATTGACGGTGCGCAAGGTACTGGAGGCCCTCAAGGTACCCTAGGTGTGCAAGGTGTCCTAGGCCCTAACGGCCCATCGGGCCCTCAAGGCGTTTTAGGCCCTACTGGCGGAGCAGGTCCTCAAGGTACTAACGGCCCTATAGGTGTACAAGGTGTCTTAGGCCCAACAGGTGGACCAGGCGCGCAAGGCTTAACAGGCCCTATTGGAACACAGGGTGTTCTTGGCCCGACAGGAGGCCAGGGCCCTCAAGGCTTAACAGGCCCTCTAGGTGTTCAAGGCGGCTTAGGCCCAACAGGCGCTGGGGGCCCTCAAGGCTTAACAGGCCCTCTAGGTGTGCAGGGCGGCTTAGGCCCAACAGGCGGAGCTGGCCCTCAAGGCCTAGGCGGTCCTATTGGAACACAGGGTAGTTTAGGCCCAACAGGCGGAGCCGGCCCTCAAGGTACGGGCGGCCCTACTGGAACACAGGGTGCTTTAGGTACTACAGGACCAGCGGGTTCTCAAGGTACTAGAGGTCCTACAGGTACTCAGGGTAACTTAGGTACTGCAGGTGTACAGGGTGGCCCTGGTAACACCGGACCTATAGGTGTTCAAGGTACATTGGGCCCAACAGGCCCAACTGGCCCAGTTGGTAACACAGGTCCTATAGGTACTCAAGGTGGAGCAGGCCCAACAGGTGGTACAGGTACTCAAGGACTTTCAGGCCCATCAGGTGTACAAGGCGGCCTAGGCCCAACAGGTGGTGCGGGCCCTCAAGGCTCAAGCGGCCCATCAGGCGTACAGGGAAGTTTAGGCCCAGCTGGCTCACAGGGTGTTACAGGTAACGCAGGCCCTACAGGTGTTCAAGGCTTACTAGGCCCTAACGGTCCTGCAGGCTCTCAAGGTAGTGCAGGTCCTTCAGGACCTGGCGGAGCTGTAGGCCCCGCAGGCACTACAGGCCCAACAGGCGCGACCTTATACGTGTACTACGCTTCATCTGCTATCACAACATTGGATGTATTTCCAACCCCTGCAGACTGGGTGTCTGCGGGAACGTACACATTTAACCAAGTAGTTTATTACAGCAACAAAATATATGCCCTAAAAACAGTGGCAGGTATTACTGGTGTAGCTACTAACCCTACAACAGATACCACAAACTGGCTGCAAGTATATGCAAATGGCGCAGCTATTGGTACTACAATAACAGCCGGCAGCTTTGTAGTTGGTAAATCTTATAGAATTAAAACTAGCGGAACTACTAACTTTACTCTTATTGGGTCAAGCAGCTCTGCTGTGGGTACTTACTTTACAGCTACTGGCGTTGGTACTGGTACAGGTACTGCAGAAGAACTAGTTCACACAAAACTAACACCTACTCAATATGTAGCTGGTGAAAGCAGATTCAGATGTGTAGATAACTCGCACTATTGGTATGCTAATGCTACCCAGGTTTCTGGGGGCGTGACTTCTGTTAAATGGACTATATTTGCTACTGAAACAAACTCTGCAAATATCGGTACTGAAGACTTCGGTAACCCTATCCTATCTATCGGACAAACTGGTCCAACAGGGGCTACAGGAGGCCAGGGGTCACAAGGAGCCTTAGGCCCTTCAGGCGCTCAAGGTGGTGCTGGTCCAACTGGTGGAGTAGGCCCTACGGGTGCTAACGGTCCGCAAGGCGTAGGCGGCCCAGCTGGTCCAACTGGTGCTGCGGGTACTCCAGGTGCTAACGGTCCTCAAGGCGTAGGCGGCCCAGCTGGTCCAACTGGTGCCCCAGGAACTACTGGTGCTAACGGTCCTCAAGGCGTAGGCGGCCCAGCTGGTCCAACTGGTGCTGCGGGTACTCCAGGTGCTAACGGTCCACAAGGTGTAGGCGGTCCAGCTGGTCCAACTGGTGCTGCGGGTACTCCAGGTGCTAACGGCCCACAAGGTGTAGGCGGTCCAGCTGGTCCAACTGGTGCCCCAGGGGCTACTGGTGCTAACGGT